TCGTCACATTCCTTTTCTATCGTACATGCGTCACAAACGGGGGTTCGAGTCTCATTATCAATAAAACTCACCTCAATAGGACGAATGTCCATTGCAAACGGTTCTCCTAGAACGTCTACGTCTTTAGAAAACCAGTCGATACTGACATGCGTCATATCTCCGTTTTCAATCTTTTCTAGCACTTCATTGTTTTCAGCTGCGTTCTTATAAAGTTGCGCAAGCATCTTTATTGCAGTTTTACCACCATCTAGCTCTACGATTTCTGGGTTGATAGCCTTTCCAAGGAGGTCTTCCTCGGTTCGTTGATGATTGTAGTAAACTGGTAATTCACTGAATTTTTCTACACTATTCTTTAATACAGACGGTTCAATAAAGACCTTTTGGTCGCCATCTTCGTCGTGGGGGCCTGAAGTTATAGCGATTACTGGAAACTCTATATACTCGTCTGTATGAACAGGGTCTTGTAGTTCCAACGCAAAACTGCGTTGGTTTTCCTGTCCGCCCCCGGCAGATTCAGCAAACTGTCTATCAGTTCCTTCATCTACCCTCATACGACACATATTTGCCGCAATCTCTTGGTAGTCCTCTACACCTCTCTTTTTGAGAGTTGGGCCTACTTCTATAATACAACGCTCGTAGTCGTACTCTTTGCTCATTCTTTCTTATCCCCCGTTGGATTTGCAGCTGGTTCGTTACCAGCGCGTTTTTCTGTCCTTGCGGACTCTTCTTTCTTATCTTCGTCTTTTCCTCCAGATATATTAGCATTTTCTGCTGTATCTTGTATTTCTTCTATTCCTTCTGGATTCAATCCTCTTTCTGACCTCACTTCACCGGGTGAAAGAACTCCCTCTGAAAGGTATATCATATCTGTCTTTGCTTTTATAAACGCGTCATCTACATTTATTTGTCTAAACTTAAATAATGCATCTCCTCCTAATAATTGAGGCATTAGTTGTGCATTAATTGCAGCTTCGACCGCAGATTGTAAATGTCTAACGTAAGGTTCGAAAATGGCTCTTGCCTGTTCTGGTTTATCGAACATTGTAATTGGAACTTTAAGTGCCACATGTATTTTCTTGAGCAAATCATCAGTATATTTACCATACTCAAAGGCTCTTTGTGTACCTTGTAACTCCTTGACTTCAATATCATTACCATGAATAATGTCTTCGCCGGGTTCCAACGCATTAAATGCGTCCACAATTTCATTGATTTTATCAGGACCATAAGGCATATCGGGGAGTCCAGCACTAATATCAAACCTACTAGTAGCGTATTTGTTGAGAGCAGCGCCAATGTCCCTTTCTGCATAATCTTTGAGGTCAACCAAATAAAGAATTGGATGGATGTCACTAAGACCATAAGCATAATCATCGAACGGGTTGTTACGATAGCATATAAGCTCGTTTTCTTCAAATCTAATCGAATCCTCCTCACTTCCTAAATCCTGATAGTAATACATTACCTCGCCACTTGGGTCTCTTTGTATGAACATATTCTGAGAAGACCTTATAACAAGATTATCTCCAGTCCATTCCATATAAGAAGTTCCAAATATCCTTCCATTACGTAGCCATGTATATAAAAGTTGGTCTATATTGATTTCATCAAATAAAGCTTCTATATTTTCTCTGTCTTCATCACTATCAGTAACAATATCATATCCATCCTTTGCTGCATACATACAAGGTAAATCAATCAGTGTCCTAACTATAGGGTCTGATAAATAAACATTCATATATGTTCTATTATCACCGATTTGTGGTTCTTTGAGATTTCCACCAGTTTTTCCAAAGATGGCTGGTTGGTTTGATAATTGTAATCTTTTTATTACACCAGAACCAAAACTTCTAGGGTCATCTTTCGTGAAGGGAGGATTTGTTCCCTTTGTTGCAAAACTTCGCCTATTAAAAGGCCAATAATCTCTCAGAGCCACGGCTATCAAATAGATATAGTATTATATAGTATATAAAGCTTTCGCTGGAATTATAACCAATCTACGTTAAATACCTCTTAAACTACCCTTATTTAAGGTTTTGCTTCTTCTAGTAGTAGTAAAAAGAGGTCTTTTTTCCGTTTGTCTTCTTCTTACACCACTTTGTTGTATATTTACACTAGCAAAAGACGAACCAGTAGGTAACATTGATAACGAAGCGTGTAAAGCAATCACACTACTATCGCAATAATCGTCATGTTTACCCTCGGGGGCTGATATTTTCTCTGTTTTGTTTGCAGCGTCCATAACATATTCTAAGTCTATGTGTTCTCTAAGCCACTTATTAACTAATTTTGCTTGGTCGGGATGTAACTCCTCTGGATGAGGTACTCTAACTAAATCTTGTTGTATATATGATACATAATCTCTATATACTTGTGTTTTAGAACCTCTAGGCCCTCCTGTAAATATAAACGGTATAAAATGTATTTGTGGTTTATGTTCTATACAGGCTAATCTTATTTCTTGTTCGATAGCACCACCAATACCCGTAGCATCAATAATAACGCGCTCAGCACCATAATCGCTTGCAATATCCATAATACGCTTACGTTGATATGGAATGTCATGTCCACCTGTTTTTGGACCAATTTCCTCAAGATAGACAAGATTTGCTCTGTTAGTATCCTTGTCTTTAGATGTACTCCATACGCTAATAACAGTGCTATTAACAGATTTACCAATGTCAACACCGACAACACAATTAGGATAATTTTTTCCTCCTTCTCCAAAGGGAAGTCCTCTTGTGAAGCACGCTTTGAGTAATTCGGGATTGAAGATGTTCGAGACCGATTCGACGAACTCGCACTCATATTCTGTTCTCCAATATATTGAATCTTCCCCCCATTCCTTCATCTTTTCAGCCATATCTTCATCAGTGTAAGGTGCAGAATAAGCCCTTCCTGCTTTTACTGCATCTCTCCATGTATATACCATTCGCTCAAATGATTGTTCATATGCATCATCATAAAGATAACGCCACATATGATTTTCTTTACTCTTGGGTGTACCTAGATTAATAAAAGGGGCTCTATTAGATACAATCGCTGGTTCTACATTATCAACAAATAATCTATCGTCAATTAAAGGACTCTCGTCTACAATACACATTGTAGGGTGTTGTCCACGTATAGCTTGACCTTGATTAGAAGGTGCTAAAGGAGCTCTACGTAGAATTGTTCCTCCCTTCATTGTGATATTAGGTTTATTGTGAAACCTATAATGGTCAACTAAGCCATTTAAAAAAGCATTATCAGCAAAATGCCTATAACAATAATTAAATATAAGTGAAGCTTGGTCCTCAGATGGAGCTAAAATAAATATCAAATCTCTGAATCTATTAAAGAACATATAGATAACTACAGCTACCGAAAGAGCAAAAGATTTACCACTGCCTCGTGGAGCCAATATAGCAAGTTTACGATGTTTATCGGAATCACCATTAGGATAAGTTAATGCTTTAACAATAATATCTTCTTGTAAAGGTCTCAATCTAAGAGGCCGTTGTTTATTGTCAATTAAATAAGCTTCACAAAATGCTCTTAATAAAAGAGTCATCTTTTTTTCGTCTTGACGACAAACGTCAAAAATCTTTTCTAAACTTCTGGAATCATGAGCAGCGAAACCACTAATCGCGTTCTTCAGGTTCTTCTCGTTCTTTATCGCTGTCATCTATAATATCCTCTAATATCTTTGAGAAGTTTTCACTGTTCTTTTCTACAACAGTAGGAACTTCTATATTTAACGCTCTGAATTCTGTATGTATGTCTTTAACGATTGCATTTCTTTGGCGCAAGAGCTCTGTTCGTAAGTCAATGTCCCGAATATGTACAGTAATTTCTTGCCACAGAACGTCTTCAAGAGCAAGATTGCGCGCCAGAAGACGGACAAGCTCTTTATGACGTGCATATTCTGCTTCTCCGACTCTCTGACGTAATCTCTCTTCGTATTCCTTGACTTCCATTACTTGGCTTCATCAAGGGCTGCTCTTACTTTAGACTTAACTAAACTAGCCAGTTCATCATCTTTTTCATCCCATGCTGTAATTAAAACATTACGGACTAGAGAGTCTTTAACATGTTTCTGTGCTGTTTCGTCAAGCTTTTCAAAAGCTTTCATCTGGGCTTTAGTTAGATTCTTATCAAGCATACCCATTAATTCATCTTCGTTATTCTTTAAATATTTAAAGACTAACATCTTAACTGCTGGAACAGTATAAGCGATATATGCGCCCATACCTAATACCATAGCAGCTAAAGCCATGAGTAATGGTTCATCCATCAAAGTATCTAGAATCCCTGATTCTTCTACAGTATCTAAGATTGCAGTAAGGTTACCCTCAGTGGTTTCGTTAGTTGCTGTATTGTTGTTGTTGTCTGCTGTTGTGTTATTCATGATTTAAACACCTATATTGATAATATCATCTACCTATATAAAGCTTTCGTTGTGTGGCCCCATAGACACATCTGCGTAAGTACCTGTGGTTCTGTGGTCCGTTAGGAGCCACGATATACTATAGAAGATAAGACTATATAAAGTTTACCTTCGCCAGTAACCCCGCTGGTATATTTTGCCACCATCTATCTCTAAAAAACAAGACATACATCTATCTGTATCACTAGGTTTTAGCTTTGTGCCACAGTGTTTGCAATATCGTGCTTCCATAGTTATACCTACTTCTTTTTAGCTGGTAGTGTAATACCTGATTCTATTTTATGTTCCTGCTCTTGTGCTTTAGATTCAATCATTTGAGATTGTTTCTGTGCTGCATCATTATAGTCAATAACTGCTTGTGCCTTTACCTTATAGAATGCTGTTTTCTCTGCTTGTTCTTGTTTCCATACATCCAAAGCATCTTTGATAATTAGAAGGGCTGGCCCACCTAATATAGCTATCAAAGTTGTATATCCTTCGATTTGGTCAAGAACTGCTGCGTCATTCAGTCCGCTGTGTATAACGAATCCTGCAAACCCAACCCAAAGTAAAACTAATGGTACGGCAATCATAAACATAAATATGTCGTTAAATGTTACTCCTTCACTTGCTTGGTCTTTACTCATTTTTTCAGTCCTCCTTTTCTTTTTCTTTAGTTTCCGTTTTAATTTTGGTATCAGATTCACTGCTTTTGGCGCGCTGTGAATTAGTGCTCCCAACCGTAACGGTAACAATAATCTCTTCATCCCCTGTATCAATATCATAGACATAAGTATTACTGAGAATGCTGCCATAATTATAGCTAATATCTCTAGTACTTCTATTGGTGTTATCATTCGTCATATGTCTCCTCAAATTGGGCTCTCTTTATCATTGTTTTCACATCATCTAAATCAGATATAATCTCACTTAATTTTTGAGTTATTTGAATCATTTTATCAGCCCTCATTCAGGAGCCTCCACTCTTATTCTT